ATAATTGACATAAAAAACCTGGAGCTAATTATTTTCAATTTATTTTTAAACGAGTAATAATTTCTTCAAAATGTTTATGCATACTCATTCCGCTATACCATCCTTTGTTTTTCCATGTGTCACATTGACCTGATTTGGTTTTTTCAAATATCTCTGCAGCTTGATCATGATTATAAATACAAAGCTCATTTGTTTTACGATCTGTATATGCAATCCAAATGTTTTTACCTGAATACTTACGATCCAGTGTAGCCCTGGAGCCTTTTAACTGAATAGAATATGGAGTAGCTGTATCTATATGATATGCAATCATGTCTGCACCGTGCTTATCTGCTGTGATCTGAGAACATGCAAATCCATATTCTACTAGTACTGCTGCTGTTTTAGCAAAATTATAAACCTCTTGCTCTTTGCCACCTAATTTATTATAATTAACTCTTTCTTTAAATAATTCTTGCATTAGTATTCTGTTTTAATTTTCATTTCGTGCCACTCTTGAGCAAACCAGCACATTATCTTCTGTTCTTTCTTAAGCATTCGCTTAGAAATTTCAATCGCATATTGTAATCCTTGACGAGTGCTACTGTGATGTAACTCTGACTCAAATTGCTCAATTAATTCTACGATTGGTGTTTTGATTTTGTTTTCCATATAAGTATAATTACATACTTTCTGGAAAATTTACATCATTTTTAAAAGATTTGAAATTAAAAGAGTTAAATACAAGCCAAATGCCGTAATCAAAAAGATGTCGGTTGCTTCTATTTTTCTAATAATTGTTTTAATTTTATTCATAATATTTTAATTAAAGTAAATAAATTCTACACATGAAACGTGGTTGCTTAAACCTTCGTCTTCAAATTGAACATAAGCTGCATCAGGATCAGAAAGGTTAACGATAGCAATAACCTCGTCAACCACATCTTTTCCAAAAATGTCTACAGCTTCTAAAGACCTTTCTTCAAATGTCATTTTTATGAAAGGATTGATAAGTTATCCAATTGATTAAGAGATTCCGAAAAATCTACACCTGCGATTTGAGTACAGACATAAGGTTTATCCCATTTACCAATATGAACCCAAGTATAATAATCAGGTACATGACCGTAGTCAGAGTCTTCAAAACCTTCACCAATACCTTCGTTTAATATAGGCATAATAACCTCCATCAAATCTGCAATCTCAGGGTAAGACACGTGATCTTCAAGATCTCTGTCCCATCTCTCTTCTCTATAATCTATATAAGGATTTAGTTGTTCATAAGTGGATCCATGTAACGTACTCGGACCTCTCATGATAGCTACTTTAATACCACTATAGTGTTCAGTAGTAATAGATAATTTGTACTCAGGAAGAGCTTCTTTAAGAGCTTTTCTCTTTGCTTTAACTTGTTCTTTTGTAATGTAAGGCATAATTTTTCTTTTAGTTAATAATTTAATTACTCTACTAATATACCAAAAAAAAGCCAAATAAAAAAATATTTGGCTGATTATTTTCAAAAAAGTTTAAAGTATTTTTCCAAGTATCTTTAATTTCATCTCATCCCATCTGGAAAGAGGACCTGACCACATTTTTCTATCATCTAACTTTTCCCACTGTTTATACATATAACCTCTAAGAAATAAGAAATCCCAATTGTCAATGCTAAATTTTTTAACATTACCACCATTTGGTAATCTAAATTCAAATGCAAGTAAAGATCTTGTTTCGAAATTATGAACTACTTCTAATAAAGTAAATCCCCAACACCCATCACCATCGTGTAAAAATAGGTCGAATAAATTAATCTTCAGGTTCCACTTGCGTGTCTTCCACGCTATCTTTTGTAGTATCTTCATTTTTAATTGCTTTTTTTAGTTTCTTACTTGACATGTTCCACATATCATCCCAAAATATCATATCATCATCCATTTTCTACTAAATATGTTAATTCACATTCTGGATCATCGATTATATCTACGATGTTTGGTTTCTTAGATCCATTTGATTCTAGGATGTCGCATGCTCTATCGAATGCAGTTGCGAGTATACAACCGTTGATCCCAGAACTAAGATCACCAGGAACATCTAATATGCTCTCAATGTGTCTGTGTATAAAATCTTCTTGCTTCATTGTGTCTTACTTTCTCCGATTACTGTTACTGATTTCACATTTTCATCAGATGCTAATATATGATTAGCGTATGCTTCTGTGTTTTTAATATTGGAATAAATTCTCTTTTCTAGAGTTTTATATTCTACTTCAACGTCCCATCCTCCTGGAACAAGACTTTTTGAATTAGTTCTATACTCATCACCTATATAATATCCATTCATGTTAGAACAGCTTTAAATATTGTTGACCAAAGTGCATATGATATTGTCATAAGAATAGACCATGTAATTATCATGGTCCAATTCCATTTAGAATTCTTCTTCATAGTCATCTAAATCTTTTAAACTTCTAACTCTACGGTGGTCAAAAGTTGGTTCTTGATTACGTTGTCTCTTCTTTTTAAAGTTGAGTTTACGTTTACGATCTTCGGGATTAATATCCTCACGCGATAGTTTACGCTTCTTCATTAGTAAATGGTTTAATCGATGTTACTTGTCGTGTTATCTTCGCACCAAACTGGTGGTGGTGATGACCAATCTGGCCTAGTGTAATAAGGATTAGGTGTATACATTGGAATATTTACAGTTTCTGACTGTAACAAAATTACCGCTTCTTCTGCTGTAATTCTTTTTTCATCTAGCAATCTCTGTACAATGCTTGCTTTTGTCATGATTTGATATATTAATTATCTAGTTGATAATCCGCAGGTGGCAATTCATTTAATAGACTACCCTTTGGATATTTAGTATCTATATTCTCATCAACTAATTTATCATACTCGTATTTACCTTTAATAAATTCGTTTAGTGCTTTACCTTGAGAATCAGCTTGATCAAAGGCATTAAAGTCTGTAGGCTCTACACCCACATACACGTAACTAGCATGGTTAAAATTTACAATTAATGTCTTTTCTTTAAAATCATATTCAGCTGATGTTAAAGTAGAACTATTATAATGTGAAGTTGTTGATGTTCTCATTTATTTTGTTTAGTAGTTATACCGTGTCGTGTATAAAAGGTTTCAAAATAAATTATTTATTATAAGTCGTCAATATTACTGATCTTAACACCGCTTCTAACTAATACCTTAGTTAATGTATTAACGGCTGCAACTACTTGAGCAGAGTCTCCGCCACCACCTCCAGTGATTCCATCTTTAAATGCGCCAATGGCACCACCGATGCCGCCTGCTGCTTTTTCAAGAATACTTGCATTTTCTGCATTACCTTCGCCGACCGAAGTTTTAAATTTATCAATCATATCTGCTAAATTCTGTAATGCATCTTCTAAAGATTCGCCCATTGCAGCAAGTATATCATCTGGACTATCTCCGCTTGCAAGAACCGCAAGTGCTTCAAACATTTGTCTAGATTCTTTAAGTTTAGTAAGATCCATTGAATTAATAGATTCAGCAACTTTAGGGAACGCAGAAGAGTTAGCAGTCATGTTTGTACCGATAGCATTCCACAATTCAGTTTGAGCTTGGTACCCTGCAATAGGCCTTAGGAAGCTTACAGGACCAATGAACATTTCTTTCACAGTCGCTGCGTTTTCTTGATTTAAACCATTGATAGCTGCTGTAATTTTTGGAATAGAATTACCCATTATACCAAATGTGGTACCAACTGTCATAAATAATGCCATTTTGGCTCCTGCCAATGCAGGATTCCAAGCATTACCTCCAATTACTTTAACAAACGAGTCCATTTGTTCTTTTACTAAACTATTAATAGCTGCAGTCATTTTTGGAATTGCCCATGACATTTTACCATATGCTGTACTAAGTCCCTTTAACATCCTTAGTTTAGGAATTAAAGTTTTCGGCGTTGATTCACCACCGAAAATACTCATAAATGCTTTACCTTTTTTAGCTTCGAACCCGTTTACAGCGGTTACTATTTTGGGTATAGCATAACTAAATATGTTATAGTTATGTCCTAAGGCATTTACCATTCTAATTGACGTTTCTATTTCTGATTGTGATTTATCTCCACCTGCTTCAGTAATAGCTTGAATCATAGCTTTAACCTTTTCTTGAACCTCTTGAGCGTTCGAAATGTCCTTAACTATATTTGCAGCGTTCTTTGCAGCTCCCGCTAATTTCTTAAATGGATCTGCAATTTTTTCAACTAGAGCAATACCCTTTTCAAACTTGGTAGGTTTCCAGAATGACCATCCCCTACCTTTAGCAGCTTCACTACCACCAATAGTAGTAAATACGTTTGTTAATGCCTTAATTAGCATTTGTGAATTTTTTTCAATCTTAGGTACAATTTTATCTAGATCTGAAATAGTGTAATATCCAGTGGCTTTACCTTCAGCATCATATCCTTTAGCAAATTTTAAATTAGCCATATCTTGAACACCTGTTGCCAAGTTTTTAAGAGGTGTTCCCATGCCCTGTGCTAGATCAATACCTTTTTGTATTGTAGACTTTCCTCCCCACCAACTAGTTTTGGCATTAGGCGAATTACCTATTTGTGCAAAAGTACCTGATAATGCTGTTATCAAAGTTTTAGTGTTTGCTGTAACTGTTTTAGCATGTTCTAAATTAAAAACCTCAAATCCTGTCGGTTCGCCCGTTTCTGGATCAAAACCTGTTGGCATTTTAAGCATTGCCATGGCTTGTACACCCATTGCTATACCAGTTAAAGCTTCACCCATACCCTGTACAGAAGAAATACCGTCTGCTACTGGATTAGATTCACCTCCACCAAATATAGAAGCTAAAAGTCCTTTTTTACCACCACCTGGTAATTTAATTTGTTGACCAGTTTCTGGATCTGTTATTGTAAGACCATTACCAATCATAGCAAATGGAACTGCTAATGAACCGACCATAGTTACTGTATTTTCAATAACTGTTTTCCAAATATCTCCAGATAATGTTTCATATCCTGTAGCATTACCTTCTTTATCAAATCCTGTTGGGAATTTAAGATTTGCCATGTTTTGAACACCTTTAGCAATACCTGTTAATGCTGCTCCCATTCCATGTACAGAAGAAATACCCATAGCTACTGGATTACTACCACCTAAGCCGAAGAAACCACCTCCACCACCAGTGAATTTAATTTCTGTGTCTTTCCCAGTCATTGGATCCTTAACAGTAAGCGTTCCACCTCCACCTATTAAATTAAAAGGAACTGCTAATGAACCGACCATAAACGCTATATTTTCAGCTAGCGTAGGTAAATCAGCCTTCTCAGATATTTTTTGGAATTTATTAATACCTACACCAATTGATATTAATGCTAAACCTGCGGTTAACATTGCTGCTGATCCTAATAATATACCCGCTGCTTCCCATGGCCACATATTGAAACTATCTCCAATTTGACTCATTAGTACACCTAAATTTGTTCCATCACCAGACGGGTGCTGTGCTAATAACTTTTTAGATTTATCCATCGCTGCGCCCATGGCTGCAACACCACCTGCAACAGTGATCAATGCAACACCAGAAACTAACATTGCCGCGGCACCTGCCAATATAAACGGAGATGCTAAACCAAGTAAACCGAATTCTACGGCTATCATCGCTACTAAAGCACCTATTTGACCGATAAGTTCCCAACCTCCTTTTTCAAGTGGCTTTTGGATCATTCTTACTGCAAGCGCTATTAATATTATAGACACACCTGCTAAAATCATTGCGATAGCACCTTGTTGAATTAAACTAGCTCCTAAACCTATAACTACGAATGCAGCTGCTATTCCTGCTACTACTAAAAGAGGCATAAATGATTCGAGTGTCATTTCTCCAGGTGGAATTAATGCATTTAAGATTAGAAATGCTAATGCTACAACTACTATCGCCAATGAAGCCCATAATAGAGCTTTAGCACCTGTCATGATTGGTTTTTGGAACACCCCTATTATTGCAAATGTTACACCAATAATTGCTAGCATTTTAATAGCTGCCCAAATTGTTTCCATATCTGGAATTAAATACTTAAATATTGCGAATGCAAGACCTAAACCAACAATAGCGATACCTGCCATGGCAATTGCCATAATACCTTCTCGCATACTTTTGTCAACTCCCATCTTATCTAGCATCCAGAACATTAATCCCATTACTAATATAATACCCAGTGCCCATATAGCACCTTTCATTGCTTGCGGCATTATTACTTGAACTAATGCGAATGAAATGGCCATGGCTAATATACCAAGACCCAATAACAGCATTCCTGTTCCAAATTCTTTTAACCTTTTACCATCTAAAATGCCTAACATATCAAGTAGTTTCAAGGTTATACCTATTATACCTAACATAATAGCAACTCCTATAGCTCCTTTAATTGCAGGTCCTATAAATAAAGATATTAAAGCCAGTGATCCAGCAAAAACTAAAAGTGCCAAACCTACTTTTTTAAGTTGTGCTAACGCCTTTAACTTCTTTTTATCTAATATTTTGGCCACTAACATCACTGCACCAATTGTCGCAAAAAGAGCTATCGCTATTAAAGGCGATGCCATTGCTGTTATTATTAAAAGTGGAATTGAAAGTGCCATATACCCTGCGAATGCGAATATAGACTTACCGACTGCACCAAGTTTTGATAAAGCGCCAGCAATACCTTCCATTGCCTTGGCCTTTTTCTCACCGTCAGGTCCTAATTTGTTAAGTGCTGCTACTATATAACCTAAACCTGTGCCTATTGGCTTTAGCGTAGGTGCCATGATAGCCATGGCCATAGCTTCTTTAATGCTTGTCTTATTGCCTCCGCCGCTAGATTTACCGGAAGCCATATCCTCTAATACTGTTACTAGAGCGTCGATTCTAGAATACAAATCTCCACCTACTGAAACTGCCGCAGCAGTTACTTTAGCTGATTCATTGAGTTCTTCAATCGCCTTGCTCTGCGCCCCCATTCTATCGAAGGCGTTTTTCATGAAATTTAAATTCAAGTTTTAGAGAAATATTTTTTAAGTATGTGGTGTACTGATCGTTAGACCAGCACACCGTCTCTCATACTATATATCTTTACAATTTCGGCATCTTAAACGAAGGTGCTTTCATTGATGGAACTTTGGGCATCTTAGGAGAGGACTGCGATCTCATAGCGGCCGATTGTTTCTCCTGTTGTTCTTGTTGTTCCGATGTTTGTTTATTCTTAGCCTTAATGTACTCTTGAAGATTTTGAACATAATACCAATATTCATAGTAGTACATTTCTTCAATCTCCGAGGGCTGCATTCTAAGATGTATACCCAGGTAGAACTTAGTCTTAAAGTAGTTCTGCAGAGAGATCTGAAATAATGAAAAGACTTTTGATGCCACCTGGGAAGTCAAGAGGGGCCGTTGCGATCTCCCCATCGATTTCTGTTTCAAGTGTTGTTTGTACACCAATTCTCATTTTTTCTGCTAATCTATAAACGATCATGTATTTTCTATCATCCCAACCTTTATAATCAACTTCTAATTGAAATATCTTAGGAAGTGATAAAGATCTCCAATCACCAACAATATATGGTAAAACTTGAATAAATGCTTTATCCATTTCGATCTCTTTTTCTTGACGATCTTTTAAGTAAGCAGTTACTTCTTCCATTACACCAATTGTAGGTGGTTTCATTCTGATTTCACCAGCTGATCTAGTTTGGATTGTGTAGATTCTTTCTCCAGAATTGTAATATTTTTCAATTTCTGGTTCAATCACAGTAGGTACTAAGTTTTTAGTTGCTAATTCAATTTCAACTGTCTTTTTACCTTTTTTAGTTTTACCCTTTAGGATTAACTTATTTTCAGGTTCTGGGAAAGTTAAGTCTCTAATACTCAAAAGAAGTACAATTCTGTCTTCTTCTAAAATATCTTTGTAAGATAATCTTCTATCACCTGACATGATTTTAGCACAAGATTCTACAATAGCGTTTAGCTTTTCTTCCATGTCGATATAATTGTTATCGTCCATTGTAGAGAAATGTCTAATCTCTGCTGCCTTTGCAGATCTAATCTTAATAATAGTATCTGCTGGATAGAATTTACCCTTTGAAGGCAAATTATCTAAATTCTCAACATGCCATCCTAATAGATCATCAGAAGGTGCAGCTTTTGGTGGGTTAAATGAACCCATATTAACTTTACCTAATCCTTGACTATCGATTACGGCTTCCATGTTAGAAACTTCTTCTGTGTTTTCTGGAACAGAAGATTGATTAATAGCGTCCTTTGACTCTAGAGCCCTTTTAGCCGCTTCTTCTTTTTTGTTTAATTCTTCACTCATATTATTTGTCTTTTAGGTTTTTAAGTGTTTGTTTTAAAATTGATTTTTGATCGGGTGTTTTTAAAGATAACTCTTTTTGAATAAGATCTCGTATCCATGCACTTACTGATACTGGGCGAGTTTCTGTTTCTAATGCTTCATTTAAAATAACCCGATTAACCTCTCGTACTTCTGCTTCTGTTAGAAGCACTTGGAGCTTTTTGGTTAATTTATTGTTATTCATAATATTTTGATATGTTAATAATATAATATATTTTCTGTGCAAAATAAAAGGAGAAGATACAGAAGCATCCTCTCCTTTAAATTTATCTTAGTTTAGTTCTTCAGCCCAAACATCAGCTCTCCAAGTGATCTCTAATGTTTGTGGATCAGCAGTTTCATAGTTTAATTCACCTGTGAAACCAACTCCAGAAGTAATGAAACAATCATCAAGTGTTACCTTTCTGTAAATATCTCCTTCTCTGTTGAATTGTACGATTACAATTGTACCTACGTAATTCTTTTTAAGACCCATTTCACCAGTTTCTGGATTATATTGAGATCTGTACCATTGTCTTATAGTCTTGTATAAGTAAGCTTGGTTAGAATCGTTTAGGTTTAATGTAAAGTTAACTGTTACGTCAATCGCAGTTCCGTCAGGCATACCAGCAAATGATCTGGTAGCAAACTTGTACTTTTGTTCAACCGCAGCTACTTCCCTGTGTAGAGTGTCAAGTCCTGAGATAGAGTTAATGTGCTGTAATAACATCCCTTGTCCTGTTACACCATCTGGTGGCAGGATTGTTACTTCGAACAGGTTAGCCTGTACAGCTTCAAAATTTCTACCTTTCTTTTGAGTTTGATCCTCTGAATAATGTGGTAAAGCCATAATTTTTATCTTTGTTTATTTTATATATCTAGTTTTCTTATGCAAAGTTACCTGTTGCGATTTCTCCTGTATTCAAGATTGTTACTCTCGATACTAAGATTTCAAGACCTTTAACTGGCTCAACGTAAGTATCTAAAATACCCATGTTGTTGTCAATAACTTCGTTAGTGTTGTTAGTTCCGTCCATGATGTTTCTGTAATCGTAAACACCTTGATCTTTCTTAACTGACTCCATAAAGTTGTCTGCTAAAGTTTTAATCTCTAATCTAGTTTGAGCAGTATTAAACTCGAACAAGTAGTTCTTCAATATCTCAGCTAAACCATCTTCGATGTAGATCATTGCTTCTCTAACGTGTGCAGAAGATAATGCTGATTGAATTCCTTGCTGTGCAGTTTTGTTACCTTTGATTGTAAGACCAACGCCTCTTTCGAATACGATTGGGTTATAACCAAATGGCTCAAGTACATCTCTGTCATTCTTATCGAATGCAAATTCAACACTTTGTACACCTGTACCACCAACAACACCTCTTCTTGGTCCTGCGATGATTGACCATGGTAAAGCACTTGTATACTTATCAATGTAGTTGTTAGATACGTAACCTGCTGGTGGAATTACCAACGTTTTACCGTTCTCAAGTACATTTAAACCAGGACCATAGTAGAATCCGTAGTTAGCACCTTCGTTGATTGAAGGAAGTGTATACAATAATGATGGATTTAAATCTAAATTACCACCAGTTGCTATCGTGTTAACATCAAATGCTCCAGATAAAGTATTTAAGAATGAAGGATTTGTTGATTTCTTCAATTCTTTTACCATTGGTGCATTTAGAATAGCTGATGCGTTTTGTCTTTCTTTACAAAGAAGTGTTAATTCTTCTTTATTTAAGATAGTACCATCTTCTAATGATCCAAAGGTATCAACAACATATCTAAACGTAATGTTATCTTTGTCTACTAATGCATTTCCTAAACCAGTACCTGGCTTAATTGCTGCCATTAATTCTGCAATTTTCTTAGGCGTGTGTGTTGCGCCATTTAATGGGAACATTGTATAAAGTTCAGTAGATTCTTCGTATCTCTTAAGAGCATGTCCAGGTCTTTCTTTCTCAACATCTCTATGAACTTGGAATTCATATTTAGTAGTTGTAC